AATCTGCAATTGCACTTGTATCTTTCGAAATATCTCCCAACGTTGAAGCCATTCCATCCGATGCAGAATCATATCCAGCGGAAGTAAGTAAATCTGAAAAACTGTCTGTAGATAATCCGCCGGAAAAAGCAGAAGATATTTTATCATCAATTCCTTTTCCGAAATCATAACCACTTTGATACGCATCACCATAATTTATACGGTCAAGCGTGTAGTCTTCTGGATTTAACTGATTTGATGCTGTTCCTCCCGCATCTTCAATTTTAGCGTCGATTTTTGCCTGTATTGTATCCTGAAAGCCACTCACCGCATCAGCAAGACTAGACCCAAAGATCGTATCTAGTAATTTTGCAGCACTTTCAACAACACTTATGATGAAATTTAAAAGAGACAACAACATCATTTCAATAGCAATAATCGGATGATCGAAAAGAACCCCAAAAGCCGCCGCAAAATTTGCAAAAAAATTCCATAATCCTACTCCAGCCGTTATGATCCTGTTCCACCACCCTATCAAAATATTTCCAATCAGAGCACCGGCTGTAGCGATTACTCCACATATAACACCTGTCGCACTGATAGTTGTACCCTGTACCTTATTAATTGCTGCAACGACCATGTAAATTACTGCTATCACTGCAACAATGGCAAGTACAATCCATGTAAGCGGACAAGCATATAAAGCAGCATTAAATGCAATCTGTGCCGCAGATGCTCCGGTTGTAGCTGCCGCTTCTGTTGCTGTAGCTGTCCCATGCGCAACCGCTCTTATCGCAGCGACCAATTTTAATCCGTTGGAAACTGCTTCATATGCATTATGCATTATAAGCACACCATTATAAAATGCCAGTGCCAATGCCACACTATAAATAATTGGACTGATAATGGACCAGTTATCAGATACGAAAGCGGCTCCCTGAATCAGCGTATTAACCACACTCAGTGATACATTTGCAAGTACAGCCATATCATTTATTGCAGTCTGCGTAAATTGTTTAAATTCCTCACTATTCGCAATCTCATTAATTCTCTGTAATACCGGTTGGAATTTCATTAATGCTGTATTTTGCATAGATGTCCAAATCTGCGACCATGTCATAGGCATATTATTAAACTTGTCGTTGATCTCATCAGAAGCAGAAAAGATTGCCTGTTTTACAATATCAGCCGAAATCTGTCCCTCCGACGCCATCTGCCGGATTTCTCCGATTGGGACTTCGAGATAATTTGCGATCTCCTGTATAAGGTTCGGAGCCTGCTCAAAGATACTATTAAGCTCATCACCACGAAGGACGCCAGAGCCTAATGCCTGTGACAACTGCAACATTGCATTTGAAGCTTCTGTCGTGGATGCGCCGGCAATTACCATCTCTTTTTGTACAAGATTTGCAAAATCAACGACCTCTGCCGAACTGCTAAAAGCATCCTTCGCATTATTTCCGAATTTTGCAACGACTGCTGACATATCTGCAAATGAACCTCTGGCATCCTGCGCAGACGCATACACTAGATTAAATAAATCTGACGTACTTTTTAAATTTCCTCCTACAGATTCGAAACCATTATTCATCATTTCAAGACGTGCCGTTATTGCTGTCAGTTCGTCTGATGTATCAAGAACATTTTTTAATGTCTGTACTGTTGCTACAGTTGCGAGTATACCTGCAGCTTTTCTAAATGCATTTTCCAATCCACCAGCAGAACTTCTTGCCTTTTCTGTCTGTTCCTGCATTTCCTGTATCTTATTATTTGATCTATCTAACTCATCCTGTATATCCTGAATCTTTCTTTCATATCCATACAATTCCTGCGTGATTGCCTGAATACCAGCAGAATTAAATGCAGAATTAGTTGCCTGATCTGTATCATGCAATGCATCCGTTGTGCTGTATAAAGCGGCTGTGATACGATTTAATGGTCCTGTCATCTTATCAGTTATCTCAATAGCTGTTCCTATCGCCATAAATCCACCAACCTTTCATGAGCATAAATATAATTTTAATACTCTTGTTATTTTGAGCTATGCTTCATTTTTTCTTCCTGCCTTTTTTCAGCTTCAATCCTCAAATCAATTGCCGCATAAATAAAAGCACGCTCATTTTCATCTAGTTCCATTAATCTGGACGGCAATATATGAAGCTTATGCAATGCATAATATGCATAATTGGCTTCACTATCGCCGCCTTCTATTAGTTTTTTGCCTCTTCCACCTTATCATTCATGGTTTCATCTAATCCGTTGTATTCCTGGACAAATTCGACAAAATTGTTATACTCTGCCGGATCATCTACCATTTCTTTCAAAAGATCTGATGCAGTTTTAACTCCATAGGAATCCTGTAACTCTGCATTATAAAGATCTGGGTATACTACAGCTGAAACGAGTAATTCTGCTACATATTTAGAAGAATTTACTTTTGGTCGCATAACACCTGGTTTTCCGGTGACTGGAACATCTATTGTGCATTTTTCTCTGATAGCTTCTGTTTCTTTTGTTGATAAAGCTTTAATTTCCCATTTTAACGGTTCTCCATTTTCATCGCATAATGATTTTGTTGCAGCAAAAAATGCATTTTTCTTTTCCTTTTTGTTCTTTTTCAAAAAATATGCTAAATTTCCCATATCACTTACCTCATTCTTAAAATATAAAGGCAGACACTGCATGATCTGCTAATTGTCTGCCTCAACTCTTTACATATATTCTGGATCTGTATATCTCTCTGGCGAATCAAAATCCATTGCATATCCTTCAATGGTCTGCTCTACAAATTCGCCGTCTGCGTCGAACATCGATAAAAGAACATCTCCCTCAATTACACACTGCTTATATACCTTCGTGCTCCGTCCCATACATGTTGCTGAATCACTACTCGTTACCTGGCATTCAAAGGTTGGCAATAAGCCTGTATTCTTAAATTCCTCGATCAATTTATCAAACATTTCACTGCATTTATAAACTGTCATTGAGAATTTAATGGTAAGTCCGACCGCTTTTTTACCATCAATCAATGCACCTAATCTTGTTACATCGGCATTTTTGACATTTGCTTTTGCTTCAAATTTTTTTGCATTAAGCATAGAATAACGTCTTCCATTAATTGTGCAAAAAAACTCTGCCTGTTTTGCGCTTGGTGCATCCTGCGTATTCATAAACTGTTTCGACATGCCCATCTTCCTCCTGTTACTCAATCATTGATTTCATGTACAATTTTTCCATTGTATTAATAATGGTAATTGCGCTGTTAATAAGTACTGATTTCTTTGTATCGCCCTGTTCTACAGTAATATCTTCTGGGTCAAAATCTTCGATTGCATTGATATCACTTAACTGCTGATCAATTTTCACAATATCCGACCACAAACTTACTCTTCCCGATTTGTCATTTGGAACCTTGCCAAGATATTTGGAAGCAAAAATTGAAGCAATAGAATCTGCTCTTGTGTCAATGACGCGGATTGTCTGATTATCCTTGAAAATATCGCCCATTTCGTCTGTAATGCTGGTAAAAGAATTAATATCCTCAAGAACATGAACCTCTGTACCTACCTGATGTAACACCCATTCGCCTTTTTCCAGAGCTTCTGTAAGTTCATCCTGAGTAAATTCAGTGTTAATGCTTAATTCGCCATCATATTTCATATTCGTTGCAGACTTATTTACAGCAGTACCGGCAATAACACCTGTAGCCCAATACACAAGTTCTGCACTGTTTTTCACATTTACACATGAAATCGAATCTGCCGAACTATAATCGTGCATAACCACCTGTAATCGAATGCCTACATCATTTCTCAATCTGTCTGCAAAAGCGGCATACAGTCCTTTTACTGCACTTTCAGATCCAGCATATCCAATTGCATTTACATCTGGATAAGAACTGATTTTATCCAAAAATGCCTGATGATTTGATGTCGATGCAGTACCGTTTGTTCCACCGCTTAATGCCGTTGCTGCCGTAACAGACAATTCAGCGGATTTTTTCCACATAACAAAATCATTATCAATAAGCTCTGATGCTTTGGAAACTGTCTGACTGTCCATTTTTTCAGTTCCAAGATACAGTAATACATCGAATCTTTCACCATCATCCACATTTGTCTGAATAACAACCTTAAGGTCATTTCCTTTTTTGCCTGTATATTTTGCTTCCGCAAATGTATTCGAAGCTTTCACTCCCCCAGAAGTGACTTTGTATACATATACTTTGGACGCATGTTTGAAAAGTTCTCTTAATGGCAACATTTCTGCCGCATCATAGTCGAATCCAAACATTTTTTTACTATCCTTCATGAAATCCGAAGCTGTGACACTAACCACCTTATCATCAGCACCCCAGTCCAGTTCCAACGCCATTGCAGCTACGCCTCTGTCTGATAACGTTGCTGATGCAATTGCTTTTGAAATGAACTGAAAATAAGCCCCCGGAAGTACTTTATTCTGTGTTAAATATGTTCCTCCACCTAATGCCATTATTTTCCACTCTTACCCTTTCCATAAAACGAATCAATCATCTTATCAATTTCTTCTGTTGAATAATTTTTATGCTTGTCCAGATTCCCAGACAAAAAATCTCTGTACTTTTTATATCTCATGGAACTTACAATCTGTTCCTTTGAGAATAAAATCTTTTCTGGTTCTTTTTTTGTTTCTGCCATGTTATCCTCCTTTACATCACTTTTGTGCTTTCCTCAAACTGCATCATGCTTTCTAATTCCTCTTTTTTGAGCAAAAAGAGATCATATGTAATCTGAAAATGTAAAACTCCATCCACTACATTTCCACTTACATTACTGCCATGTATAATCTTATCCTCTACAGTAATATCACCGAGGCATTCGATTAAAGTCTCATAGACGGTATTACATTCATCCACAGGCTCATCATCTGATTTAGGAAAATAGTCAATCACAAACGGATAATATCGTCTTGAGCGAACTTTTCCGGTCACTTCCACACTTGGATTCAGACACATAACAGAAAAACACGGATTTTTTAATCCCTGCTCTACCAATTCTGTATATACTTTAAAATGTGCTGAACCATATTCTGTCCTGATTGCTGTAATAATACCATCAATTACTTTTTGTATCATTTCATCGCGTCCTCCAGAAATTTTTGCAATTTTCGTTCTAAAATCTGTGGTGTAACGGTTCTTAATTCTGCTTCTGAAATTGTTAACATGAAT